CGGAAAGCCTGTTGTCTCCAATTGTGATCGATACGTTGCTCATCTACTCAATACCTCAATGTCGCCAGAAGCAAAAAGGCTCCGCTTAATATCGTTCCTGGTTAATATTTCGCTTGTCCGGTCTGCGTCGCCGTATTTCTGGAATGCAAAGTAAAGGGCCGGTGTGTCTATTGTTAAAGTCCTGTCCTCAAGCACTGGCAGGGCTGCTGATCGTTGAACAAGGTCATTAAAAACTGCTGCATTTAGCCTAACGAGGTCTCGGTATGTTTCAGCATAGCCGCCAGCAATTCCGATAGTCGATTGAAGCGAGCGGACGGCACTTGTAAAGTCTTCGCGTAGTTGTTGAACGTCGTCAACCACCGCAAATTCCAACTCTGATAGCAGTAAAGCGATATTTGAAAGGCAAGCGTTCTGGATGAATATCAGCCCGGCGTAACGGTTTTTAGTACGGGAGATAGCCAGCGGCCCGACCCCGGTAACAACCTGAATCTTCCCCGCATAGGTTGAGGCGATTCCGAATAACGCCGCGACGCCTGACTCTGCCGTAGAAAATGCGTTTCCGATATCTTCAAGAAACTCGTTGTATGCGTTCGCTTGTGCTGCTGGATCTGCCGCAAGCGTTTCTCTTTGGTCGTTTATTTCGTTCAGCTTGGAAACTGCGTTGTCATACGTTTCGTCATCCTTAACTTTTCCAGATTTAAGCCACGCAAGGCAAGATGAAAAGAAATTGACGACGTCTGAAACTACCTCATCAAAAACAGACTCAACTCCTGAAACAATGCTGTTTGTTGAGAAGTCAGAAGTTCCAGAAGCCTTTGAACTTGCCGCCGCAGCCTTTACCTTGCTCTTTGTGTTCGGTGCTTTCGTCGGGCTCGTAAGCTCGCCGAGAATTACGAACGTGACAGAGCAGGATTCAATGCCTCCTCTCTGATCGGTGAAGCGCATTGTGCCTTTTTCTGCAAGAGCGTTGGTGTATACATTGTAGGTAGGAAGGACAAGCTTTCCAGCGCCCCCAGCCTCTACTGCGTCCATGAAGGCATCACGCGTCACATTGTACTCATCACCGGAAAATTCTATAGTCACCACTATTTTTTTGGGTAGCAATCCGTTATCTACAAAACTTGGACGCTTTGTTGTGGCCTTCTTCTCATCGCTTCCGCCTCCAGTTATTGAGCTAAAATTAAATAGGCCGCCTTCCGAGTTGTCATTTAATTTTCTGCCGAATTCGGTTTCAACGGCTTTACAGTTAAATGGTATACCTTTAAAGCTCGGTTGCCTTTCGACCAATTTTTGCCAAGTTGCCATTTATGCGCCCTCAGGTATAAGCATCCCGGAAGAAATGCTCGTGCTTAAATTTTTGTCTGATTTGATTTTCTCGACCTTTGCTGGGCCGTCAACCTTCAGGTTTACATCAAGGCTCTGTTTCGTGACCACTTTCTGGGCTTCCAATGATGCTGCTGAGTTTGCTGCGCTGCCGGCGCTTGCCTTTGCTTCGTTCGGCTTATCGTCTCCAAAGCCCAAGAAGTTGGCGACAGCTCCTACTGTTTCGCGGAATGGATCAAGCAATTTTTTGCCTTTGTTCACGAAGTTTTTAAGAGATTCTAATGCCGCGTCAAAGTTTCCAACAAATACGTTTCCAATTGATTTCCCAAGTTCAACAAGCATTGAAATAAGAGTAATCAAAAGCCTCAATGGAATTAAGGCAATTCTGAAAGCTGTGCCAATAGCAAACCCGACCGCCTTACCGATAGTCCCTAAAATGTTCATATTATCTGAGCTAAGCCCAAGCGACTTTGCAAGGTCGCCAAACAATTCATCGACAATTCCGAAGAGTTCCTGAAACGGAACTGCCAGTTCTTTAACTGCATTCCAAAAATCTTGCAAGGCTGGAATGACTGCCATCTTCAATCCCTCCCATACAGCCTTATAAAAGCTCCAATATATTTTCCAAACTGCAACAATTACAGCGCGTAAATTATCCCATTTCGCAATCAAGACGGCAAGCGCAGCAATGAGGGCGACAACGCCTATAACAATCCAGGTAATAGGATTAGCAAGCAAGGCGGCTGTAAATGATAAGACAGCGCCAGTTGCGGCAAGCATAGCAATAGCAAGGCCTTTGAACATGACAATAGCAACCCCAAGGCTTAGGGCTCCAAGGATAGCAACCAGAGCGGCAAATCCGGCAATCAAAGCGGTTAATATTTTTGGATGTCTGCCAAGCCATTCAAAGACGACAGCCAGCTTTTCAGCAATTATTCCCAACACGTCAATAAAAGGACGGAATCCCTGCATCAAGGCATTTACAACTGTCTGTTTTAGGCGTGCCATTCGCTCTCCAAATGTCGCCATATTTACCTTAGCCTGTTCAGCAGCTATGTTTGTGCCTGTGATAGCTGCGGTCATATCCTGGACCTTCTTACGCGATTCAATTAAAATGGTCGCTGCTGTTATATTTTCCCTTCCGAAAAGTTGAGTTAGGTCTGCACCGCCTTCCATTGCTTTCTCCAGCATCCCCAAAGCGGTGTTAACGTCGGGAATGTTGTTTTCCTTCATCACCTGATTTAGGGTCAAGAATACTCCTTTTAACTGGGTTCCAGCCATTGCGCCACGGATGCCGCGTTGTGCTAAAATCTGGATTGCCGCGTTTGTCTCCTCAAAATTAAGCCCTGCGAGCTTTGCAGCCACTCCTGATTTAACGAGAGCTTGGGCTGTGTCGCCAACTAGTGAAGCGCCAAATTTTGACCCGGCAGCTAAAACATTGATTGCTCGGTTCGCGTCCTCTGCGCCGAGTTCAAATTGATTCATCGAGTCAGTGAGCGCGTTTGCTGCGTTGCGTAAGTCAATGCCGGCAGCCTTTGAAAGGATAGCCGCCTCGTCTGTGATCTGTTTCAGCAGCTTAGGCTGGTCGAGTAGTTCAGGCTTTGCGCTTGCCACCAATTGTACTGCTTCCAGGTATTCAGAAGCGGCCACCCCGAAACGGTTAGAAGCCGCGATTGATTCCTTTCCGAAATTGGCCAAATTTTCCCCGGTTAGCCCCGTAATAGCCGAAAGCTGAGCAAGCGCTTTTTCATATTCCTGGGCTTTTACAGTTGCGATTCCGAACGCGACAGAAAGAGCTGCAAGGCCAACAAGAAAGCCCCGGCGGAGCGTGGTATTTAGCGCCTCGAATCCTTCCTTGTTTGACATGATCGACGACTTGAGACCGTCAAAGCCAGTCTTCATTTTACGAATATTTTTGTTGATCGACGTTGCAACCTTATTGAAGTTGGTCGAAAACTTAAATTCAATATTTGCTGAAAACTGGCTCATTTTTTAACGGCGTCTTGATTTATTCTGGCTGTTCTTTAACTCTGACCTGACTTTTTTGTTGTGCTCCTCAAATTCTTCAATCAATCCTAAGAGCTGATCATCGTCAAGGTCAAAATAGTCGTCTTTGTTTAGCTTGAAATGCTGGTTTATTTTTGCAACAATCGGCAAAATAACGTCATCGACCCTAGAATAGTCGTTGGTTACTCTGCCGCCTTCACGAAAAAATTACTTGCTGCGTTAAGCATTTCAGTGATGTCGTCCATTTCGACACTATCCAGAATATCCTTATACTGGTGCGAAAGGAACTCGCCGCCTTCTTTTTTGACGATCCTGAGAAGGCTTGCACGCAAAAGAGACTCGATGGCGCGGGCTGGCATGTCGTTGCCCAATACCACGTTAAAGGCCTTCGCCTTTTTTAGGGTAGGCTTTTTGAAATGGAAGTAATCAACCTCGTCGCCCTGGAACACAATAGGTTCATCAGGGTAATAGTAAAATTGCTTTTTTCCTTCCTTAACAATGCCAGTTGTACGCTCTCCAAATTCCATAATTTCGGCGCGCTTGATTTCTGTTGTGTCGGTGTTTTCTTCGTTCATGTCGTTTTATCCTGTCGTTGTTTGTTGAGATAATGCGCCCCCGGGAAAGGGAAGAACCCGGGAACGCTATTTAATAGCCGTCAGAGACTAAAGCTGCTCAGGCTGTCCAGAAACCTCAAGGGGTATTACTCCGCCATCAGTTTCGAGGTTGGGGTTACCTTCAATTGCACAATCCTTCATGATGTATGTCGTTCCGTCATACAATTCTGCGACAAGCTCCCATCCGGTCGTGTTCAGGATGTCAGCCATATCTTTACGATTGGTCAGCTTGCGGATTGGGCCGCTTGCAATTGCAACGGTCGGGCGAACTTCGCGAGAAGGCGGGGCGCCGATATTGGGTGAGCTCACTCGCTCAAACGAGCGCATCGGCAAAACCCATTGATCAGAAGGGGTGACAACTACGTCACCGAGTTTGAGGCTTTTAAGTGTTGCTGCATCTGCCATGGTTAAATCTCCTTTTATTTGTTGAAATTACAGTCTGAATTGAATCTCGGTGAACAGCTGGTAGTACTGCCCAATAAGCTTCGGGGCAACAACCGCGTTGACAAGAGATCGGTTTGACAAGTCGCGAACAAACACGCTGTTGTCAATAAAGTCATCTCGCCCGGAACTGTCAGTAATTCCAAGCCGTGACAACTCATCAAAGTGAGCAATCGCTGCTGCTTTGATATAATTCGGGGTGACAATCGGCTGTCCTGCGCCTCCCTGGAATCCGTTGTCAGCCAGTTTGTGGCGTGGGAAGCGGGACTGCATCCAATTGATATAACTCAACCGGTAGTAGCTCAACTGCAACATCGTATTAGTGTTGAGGTAGCTCAGGTCAATAGCACCTGCGCCGTTGGTCTTGTATGTGGTAATTGAGCGCTCAATTCTGACGGTGCCGTTGTCGTCAATCTTGGTCGTTGCAATACCAGCGTTAAGCAGGCTGTCGCGATCTGTTATTGACCGCTTGTTTGTGAGAGTGTCGCCGATTGCTCCGTCAATCTCAAGGGTTGTGAATGGCCTGGCCGGGTCAACTGAGGCAGAAAGAGCGTGCTGTCCGCCAATCATTGCGGCCAAAATGTAAGGTGGCGTGGGCGCATCGGTACCGCCGTCAAAAACAGTTAGGTGTTCGCTGTTCAGGGCGTTTCCGAATGTGACCGTATTGGCTACCGTATCCTGAGGGGCTACCTGAATGGCATGGCCATCGATCTGCTTTGTTTCGCTCCATCTGTCGTCAAGCTCTGTAACGAGAGCGGCGAGGCTGGTAGAGTCAGTCAGAGAATTAACCCACAGATTGACAACGTCGTCTGGCACTGCGTTGATTGCGTCGGTAATATCCGGATCCGTTGCACCGGTAGCGCCTGCGGCAGTTGCAATGCCGATGCCTGCCGGTAGCTCTTCGCCGGTGTTCAGGTTAATGCGGACATCGATAGCGTTGCCTAGTGTTCCGCCGTTCTTGGCCGTAAGAGTAACAACATCAGACGCAACTCCAGACGTGTACGGCAATGAGACATCAGCGTTAATAGCCGCGTTAATTGCCGCAGCAACGTCGTCGGCACTGTCTCCGCTGGTTACGCCAATCCGGGTAAGCTTGCCATTAATGTACAGGTACACTGTGCCGTTGGCTGTTGCCGGGCCGGTTACAGTGAGGGTCTTGGTTGCGGCAGTTGCTCCGCCGTCGTCATCCAGGGCTACCATGTATACCGGAGTCGTCGGGTTGTTCTGGAACCATGCCTGGATCATCTCATCAAGCACAGATCCTGCACCTGCTAGCAGCTGTCCAGCCGGGGCGCTGAATACCTGCGTGAACTGATTAGCGGTTACGGTTCCGCCGCTTGTTTTTTGGCCAATCAGGACGGATTTAAACTGTCCGGCCTGAGCGCCCTGAAGCGCCTGCGAGTTGTCGACTTCGGCATAGTTGCCTGGTACCTTGAATGTGGGGGCTAGTGCCATGTTTAATACTCCTATAGGTTAATATTAAGTTCCTGCGAATGTCGCTATACTGTCAATTGTTGCGACGTCGTCGGCCGGTGCCGCCTCTGCGTCTATTTGTGTGTCAAGTTGTAAAAATTCGTCCAGATTGTCGAACAGGTCGAAAGCGTCGTCTATGTCGGTATATGCGACCTGTACGTCGTGCTGGAATTCGTATGACCTAATTAAAATAGCGTTTCCCTTTACCTTTACGATTGAGTCGGTAACAAAATACATCGGCGTCCTGTTCTCAGCCCACTGCCAGCCATGCAGAGATACAACAACAGCCTCTTTGATTGCGATTGCCAACTCATCAGCGATCTTAGCGTGTTCGTCTGCTGTGCCAATGCACAGGATGATTGTTATCCCTGTCGTTACATTTGACATCGCCGGGCCTGCGCTCGTTTGCAATGTTCCTACGGAAAGTCCGCCGCCAACGTACAGTGTTGTTTCGCTTGGGTTCGTACAGTCTGAGTCGCCAAGATATTCCGCCAAGTCTGAATCAGTTGCTGCAAGTATTTTGACCGCCGGGAATGTCGGGTGCTTAGTCCTAATATAGTCAAACCTATCCCGCAAGCGGGAAACTATTGTTGATGGTCTGACAAATAGGCTGGACATTGTTTTTTAATCCTTGTTCAAATTTTGTACGCTTAATGACATTATAAGCACATAAGCTAAATAAATCAAGTTTTTCGCTTTTCAATATGACCTATTATTTTTTCGTAAAGTGAGTTCCCTTTACAAAACCATGCGGCCAAAATTGTAACGATAAGGGCGACGGCGCCCCAGGCAATAATAGTTTCCATTCCGGCCAGCTTGACTACAAGGGCCCCATAGCACACGCCAGCAAGGCCGGAGACTGCGACAAGAACTCCAATATATTCCATGCCAGCCTTAATAAGAGCGACAAAAGCAAAGGCACCAATAACAAAAAGCCCTGCTCCTATCTTAATCCATAGATAGCCATGAGCCCTGTTTTTTTCGTCCTCTTTAATCTTGCGCTTTTCTGCCTCTGTCTCGGCCTTAATAATTGCAATTTCTGCTTCAAGCTGAGCTTGCTCCTTTGTTTTTGGGTCTGGCATTCTTACCTCGTCAACATCGCCAAACGGCCAAGCAATGACAACTCCGCCCCATTGCTTTTGATAAATTGGCTTATCTGGGTCGAGCTCAGGAAGCTCTTCAGAGACTGCCATTAAATGTAAAAAAAGAAAAATTAAATATTTCATATTTTGACGATCTTTTGTATTGTTCGTTTAATTTGCGCCCGGATGAACGTAATGTTCTGAGCCTGAGCGGTAACTAAGACAGGACGGTTAAGCTTTGCCGGGTCTTCTAAATCCTCGCCGTATGGGGCTATATTCTGCAGGTAGCCAATCTTTACGGCCTTTGATCCTTGCAACTGAACATCGAGCGAGCTTTGCAGGTTGCCGGTGTCAACCTTTGCAGGTTCGCCCCATGCTGATCTAACTGAAAGACGGCCATTTTTTTTGTATTTCTTGCCGTGACGTGTTGGGCCCCTCAGAATCATCTCGACGCTGTCAGCGTGAATCTGCCAACCGATAATATTGAGCATATCGACAATATGGCCTTCAAATCCGTCGGCCATCTTATCAAAACCGCCTTCAAGGTCGATAATGTCTGAAATGTTAAAATCTACATTGAAGCTCATGAAAAAATATCCGGTAAGCTCGGTGTGGTAGGTTGAGAAAATGCGTCGTTTGTCCCTATTGCGTAGGCAGTCAGAAACATACGTCGTCCGAGTCGTTGCATTGCATTGTCATCGATCTTGAAGCGCCAGCCTGAATATGGGCCGTTGAGGATTAAGATAAAATTTCCCCTGGATAGGTCTGGGACTCTGCGGAACTCTATTCTATGAGTTGGAGTCCTGTTTGACCCTCGGTTATTGATTGCCTGAATTCCGTTGAGCGTCTCAACTTTGCAACGCATTTGGGTAATATCGGCATAGGAGACCGTCGCGTCATCAGTGCCGCTTTCGGCGCTGGTACGCGATTGCAAAACGCCCCAATGACGCAACATACCGACTCTGCTCATTTCTTTGTAGCAATCCTGAGTTTTTCGCGGGCGCTCCTGACGAGGCTGGCAATACCCTTGCTATTTACGCCACGTTGATAAAACTCGTTGTTGCGGAGGTATTCGAGAGCTGATTCAAGAAGTTCATGAATTGACATTTGAGGCTTTTTTTCTGACTCAAGCTCGGCAATTCTTGCCTTCAACTCTTCAACCTCAGCCAGTAGTTCAGCTTTTGTTTTTCCTGCCATCGTTGATACTCCTACAGTTTTGAAATTGCTTTTTGAATGAGATTTTTAATCCTGCGCTCGTTGACCTGGTCGCCATTTGGTACCGCCTGAAGGCTTGACTCAAGCAAAGATTTGCAGTCAACAATTACCTCAGCTTTTTTAGCTGGTTTGATTTGCTCGCTTTCAAACTCTTTTATTTTCGCTTGGAGCTTCGCAATTATCGCGTCTTTCTCTTTGTGGGTCATGCTTGCCATGTTCTTTGACTTCCTTTTTCTTATTTTCAGGTGCAAAAATGATTTTTTTCTCGCGATCGTTTAAAGTCTGCATTGCTTGTACTCGTTCATAATCGCTTGTGCGTGGTGCGGGACAATGGTTATTGCTTCCTCGATACCAGGCTGGCGAATTTCAAACCAATGGGTAACCATCATCTTAATAGCAGTCTTTACGTCATCTGGTACGGCTGCGTCGTCAACTCCTAGGCCTGAGGTGTAGTTGATCAGAAACGAACCTAAATCTTTATCACCTGAAGGCCATTCGAGAGATCGAATAATCCCGTTTTCGTAATCCACCACATAATCAGCGGCAGAGAGTTCGTCTTCTGTTGAGTCGGCGTTGAGTCCCCAAATTTTTTCTACAGACGCAATAGGCGAATATCTGAGCCAGCAATCAATAGGATACCGCCACCCGGAGCCTCCGAAACAGTCACCAGGTGAATAGTCCAACTCTGCAACGACATCTGTATGAAGCGGAAACACACCGGTATAATTGATCCAGTACCTAATCGCTGACTGAATGAGTAAGGCAATAAGGGAAGCGTCTGCGGCGTCAATCGTAACATCTGCCGTCTCGTCAACAATAGCAAAAGCGCGAACGTCATCGGCGCTAATCAATGTTGAATAGTCTGCTGGGGTTACCGTATATCGGAAGGCTTGAGGCTCAATTCTGTACATTTAATAATTCCTAAAAAGCCCCGCCACTCCTACTATTACCAGACGCTGTGCGTTGGCCTTGGGAGCATGCGGGGCTTAAGTCTTTAGAGCGCCTCGCGGTTTTTGTAACCCTTGGTCGCAGTGAGAGCAATCGGAATGCTCACGCCAGCGCCTGTAACGTCTGCGCGTACACGAGCGTAACGTTTCGGGCCAAGGTATCCGCATTTGTATTCTTGCTCGTCGTCGGTTGCGCCGTCAACAGTTGCAACAATGCCGGAACTGTCCGGGGTCAGGCCGAGGATGTAGTCAGTATTTGTGACTGCAGCATACGTGCTGTCATCGTCGCTGTCCTCTACAATAAGATCGAAATAGTTGGATCCGTCGAGGGTTCCGCCATTGGCGCCAACCAAGGCTTTGAGGTTGACGGCTTCACAGTCGTTAAGTTCAACGCCATTGGCAGGGGTGAGGTCTGCGGTCA